GGGTTAGCCATGACATGTCCTCCGTCCGTGGCATGGCTAACCCGTTCGCGCAGAAGCGGTGGGGTGGCAAGATCGACGTGTTCATCTTCGACTGGCGGGACGATCCTCGAAAGGATGATGCGTGGTACGAGAAGCAATGCGCGGAGCTGGACCCGGTCGTAGTAGCGCAGGAGATCGACCGGGACTACGCCGCCTCCGTCAAGGGCGTGGTCATACCCGGCGCGTGGGTGCGCTCCGCGATAGACGCGAAGGAGCGGGTCGGGACGCTCGGCTCCGGGCGGAAGCGGATCGCCTTTGACGTAGCGGATGAGGGAGAGGACAAGAACGCGGTCTGCATCGCGGAGTGGATCGAGGTCGTTGAGACCGATGAGTGGAGCGGCAAGGGCTCCGACATCTTCTCCTCCACGGAGTACGTGTTCGATGTCTGCGACGACGCGGGCGCTCGGGAGTTTCGCTATGACGCGGACGGGATCGGCGCGGACGTGCGCGGTGACGCCCGGATCATCAATGAGCGCCGGCGAGCGAACAAGCAGCGGACCATCCGGGCTATCGGCTACCGGGGATCAGAGGCGGTGGTCGATCCGGAGGGGATCGTCGAGGGGACCATAGGCGGAGAGGGTGACGCTGGCCGTACGAACGCGGACTACTTCGGGAACCACAAGGCGCAGAGCTGGTGGGCGCTCCGGAAGCGGTTTCAAAAGACGCACCGCTGGGTCGAGAGCATCGCGGCGAACGAGAAGGACCCGAGCAAGCCGGTCCAGCACTGTCATCCGGACGAGATCATCTCGCTGTCCTCGAAGAACCCCAACCTGATGAAGCTGGTCGCGGAGCTGAGCCAAGCGACCTATCGGCAGAACGAGGTCGGCAAGCTGATCATCGACAAGAAGCCGAACGGCGTGAAGAGCCCGAACATGGCGGACAGCGTCGTGATAGACTTCGCCCCGATGGGCGCGGAGCCGATAGAGATCACCCCGCAGTTCTTGGCGGAGTTGGCCGGAGCTGGGATGGCACCGAGGAGGGCCTACTGATGTCGAACGCAGACCTGATCGCCGCCGCCATCGTCGCGGCCTCCCGTGAAACAGGCGCGTGCCCGGTCCGCGTGCTCACCGGGGGGAACGATGAGCAACTCGAGCCGCCGGTCTACGAGACCTCCCGGGCGCGCGCCTACGCCGCCGTGGCCATCCACGCTACACTGCCGGAGTATGGCGTCGTTCAGATCGGCCGGATGCTCGGCTCCCGGTCCCCTGCGGTCTACCTCTCGGAGCTGAACAAGCGCCGGGCCAAGACGAAGTGGTGGCGGGACGAGGTCCTCGATCGCGTCAAGGCGGCGATCAGGTCTCAGGAGGGCTATAGGAGCCGTGACGTTCGGCCGGCACCTACCCAGCGGGCCGCCGCGTTGAGCCTGCCGAGGCCAGCGGCGTCAGCGGGAAAGCACGATCTATTGAGGGAGCTGCGGGACGCCGTCCGGAACACCGCCGCGCTCCCGCTCCCGGAGGATTGACGACCGGGCGGAACTGGCTACGCTGCCGCGCATTTCAACCACCCACCCACAGAGGAGATCGAGATGGCCCGTCAGCCGAGGAACCCCTATCACCGGATCACCGAGGACCCGTCAGCATCGGTGGCTGAGACCGCCGCAGAGCAGACCGTGACCGAGCCCTCCAAGGAGCAGCTCGACGCCGACCGCGCCGATCATCCGGACACATCGACCGATCACTCGACTGACCCGGCAGCTTGACGGACCCAGCCTTGAACTGTTCAAGTTCAAGACCAAGGTTCAAGTTCAAGATGATTCGGAGATCGCGCGATGGGCTGGGGTGGACGGCGACCGGGCTCCGGCCCGAAGAAGAAAACCAACCCGCAGCGTGAGCGCGTGGTCGCGGAGACCAAGATGTCCCCGCGACCGAGCGCACCGGCAGAGCCGAAAGCCGACCCCGCCGCCGTCCCGGGCGTGGACGTGCGGGCGTGGGCCACCTTCCTCCCGGAGCTGGAGGAGCTGAGCCGCAAGTATGCGATCCAGCAGCCGCGCACCGCGGCGAACTGCCCGTTCAGGTTCCCTGACTTTCCGGAGGCTGCTGTCCCGAAGGACAAGAGCTTGACGATGGCGATGGACAGCGGCTTGAGCAACGCCCTGACCTACAACGCCAACGCTTGGCTGCAAGGACCGGCGCTGGACGCCATGCCCGGAGAGGGCCTCCTGTTCCTCGGCTACACGTTCCTCGCGGAGCTGGCGCAGCGCCCGGAGTATCGGGTGATGAGCGAGACCATCGCGGACGACGCCACGCGGGAGTGGATCGACTTCGACGTGGTCGGCGACGAGACCGAGCAGGAGGACGAGCGACGGAGGCAGGAGGCTGACCCGGCTGGCGAAGCGGAACGGCAGGCTGATCCGGATGAGCGGATGAAGCGGCTCGCGGCCAAGGGCAAGCTCGACAAGGTCAAGGCGCTCAAGGACGACCAGCTCCGGCTGAACGTCCGCGACCATTTCTACGAGATGTGCCGCAACGACGGCTTCTTCGGCCGCTCCCACCTGTACCTCGACATCTGGACGGGCGGAGTCGAGCCGAGCCCGGATGAGCTCAAGTCATCGATCGGCAGCGGTCGCGATCCGGCCAGCGTCACCAAGGTCACGAAGGACTCGTTCCGCGCGCTCCGGACGGTCGAGCCGGTCTGGACCTACCCGCTGATGTACAACGCCATCGATCCGCTGCGCGCCGATTGGTACAACCCGCAGAGCTGGTACGTGATGGGCAAGGAGATTCACTGCTCTCGCCTTCAGACGTTCGTCGGCCATCCGGTCCCGGACATGCTCAAGCCGGCCTACGCGTTCGGCGGGCTCTCGCTCTCTCAGATGGCGAAGCCCTACGTCGATATCTGGCTCCAGACCCGGCAGTCGGTCGCGGACCTGATCAAGAGCTTCTCCGTCATGGTCCTGTCCACGGACTTCGGGACGACCACGCAGCCCGGAGCCGGCGGCTCCCTGCTGGCGCGCGTGGCGATGTTCAACATGCTGCGGAACAACCAAGGCACGTTCGTCATCAACAAGAACACCGAGGACTTCAAGAACGTCACCGCGTCACTGAGTGGCCTGCACGAGCTGCAATCTCAGGCGCAGGAGCACATGGCGTCCGTGCACCGCATCCCGCTCGTCAAGTTCACCGGCATCCAGCCCGCAGGCCTGAACGCGTCGAGCGAGGGCGAGATCAAGACCTATGACGACACCATCGCGGCGTACCAGATGCGCTTCGAGGACCCGAACCTGCGCAAGATCGTCAACTTCCAGCAGCTCTCGCTGTGGGGAGAGATCGACCCGGAGATCACGTTGCGCTGGCAGCCGCTCCGCGAGATGACGCAGGCGGAGAAGGGCCAGAAGGAGAAGGACGACTCCGAGCGGCACCAGAAGTATGTCGATATGGGCGCGATCTCGCCGGCCGAGGTCCGCAAGACGATCATCGAGGACCCTGACCTGCCCTACACCGCGCTCGATCCGGAGGACGTCCCTGATCTCGCGTCTGAGGAGGAGGACGGCCTCGAGCCGGAGGGTGGCCGCCCCGATCCCAAAGCGGGAGGCGAGGAAGGCGGCGAGCCGCAGGGAGGCGGGGCTAACGATGCCGACCTCCCTTTTGGCGCGACTGACGCTGCGGAGTTCAAGGAGGATGAGCATCCTCGCGGGCCTGACGGCAAGTTCGGCTCCGGAGGCGGCGGCGCTGGGAAGGGCACTTCGATGCCCGACATCCCGGATTTCCTCAAGAAAAACAAAGGTGGGCCCGGCGGCGCTGAAAAGGGTCAAACGCTCAAGATGCCGCAGTTCGGCCTGACGCCGACGCCATACGCGAATCACCAGCCCGGCACCGGCTTCAAGCTGCCGCCGCGCAAGCCCATGCCGAAGTCGAGCGGTGAGCCCGGAGACGCCGGAAGCCTCGTCGCGTTCGGCAAGGACGCGCACGGGATCAAGGAGATCAACGGCGTCAAGTTCTCCGCGTGGGACCCGCCGAAGGATTGGGCTGACGTCTCCGGTCAGGCGGAGATCAGCGAGCCGCCGATGCCGGAGCTGCCGAAGGGCATGATGATGTCCACCGGCTGCGTGGTCCGCGAGAAGGACGGGCGAGTGTGGCTCATGCGGCCCGCCGGCGGCTTCGGAGGCTATGACCAGACCTTCCCCAAGGGCGGGCTGGAAGAGGGCCTCTCCGGTCAGGCGAACGCCATCAAGGAGGTCTACGAGGAGACCGGGCTCAAGGTTAAGATCACGGGCTTCGCCGGAGACCATGAAGGCGACACTACCATCAGCCGCTTCTACTTCGCGGAGCGGGAGGGCGGTGATCCGGTGCACGCGGGCGGAGAGGCGGAGGGCGTGATCCTCGCGCCGCCGAGCGCGCTGCCCGGCCTCCTGAACCGGAAGCGGGACAAGCAGATCGCGGAGTCGCTCTCACCGGCCGCGCAGAAGGCGGACGCGCTCGACCCGGCCGACCTCAAGCAGATCGGCAAGAAGATGGGCACGAACGAGGGAGGCACCTTTGAGGACAAGGCCGGCAACAAGTTCTACATCAAGCGCCCGCAGACGAAGGCTCACGTCCAGAACGAACTGGCGGCAGCGCGCCTGTACCAGCTCGCGGGCGTCAACACGCTCAACTACCGTGAGGTCAAAGGCGGGAACCACGTCGCGACAGACTTGGAGAAGCTCGACAAGAAGAACGTCGCTGATCTGACGCCGGCCGAGCGGAAGGAGGCGACCAAGGACTTCGCCATCCACGCGTGGCTCGGAAACTACGACGCGGCCGGGACGGGCGGAGACAATCAGGGCGTCCTGAACGGCAAGGTGACGACGCTCGACGTCGGTGGCTCGCTCCGCTACCGCGCGCAGGGAGCGCCGAAAGGCTCCGGCTGGGGCCCGAAGGTCAAGGAAGTCGAGAGCATGCGCGGCAAGGACCCGAGCATCCATGCTCCGGACGCGGCCAAGCTGTTCGGCAAGATGAGCGAATCGGACCTCAAGGAATCCGCGGCGCGCGTCACGTCGATCCCGGACGCAGCCATCCGACAGGCCGTCGGCGAGGATACGGAGCTGGCCGAGACGCTGATCTCCCGAAAGGCGGACTTAGCTAAGCGGTTCGGCCTACAGGCCTCCGACAGCGTCCTCGCTGACGACGAGGCCGACTTCGAGGAGGGTAAGCACCCGCGCGGTCCGGACGGCAAGTTCGCCACGGGCGCGGGCGGCGGAAGCGGGGTGCCGGATGAAGGCGTCCTCGCCAGCATCGCCACCCTGCTCAAGAAGCCAGCCATCGCGGGCTCGAACTACCGGAAGGCGCTGATCAAGGCTATCGCCGTCGCTCCTGCGGATGAGGCGGAGGTCCTCAAGGCCAAGCTCGCGGAGTCGTGGTCCAAGACCTACGTCAACGGGATTTCGAAGGGCAGCCTGAGCTTCAAGGAGGCGAGCAACCTCAAGAAGAAGATCGAGCAGCTCGGCGGCACGGTCCCGAAGATCAACATACCGTCGAAGCCGGATACGCCGGAGGCCATCGAAGCCGCTATCGAAAAACTGCCGCTGGAGAAGCAAGAGGCGCTCAGTGGTGGCTGGAATCCAGAACTCGAGTCGTATGAGGAGTTCAAATCGAAGCAGGATAAGCACGCTGCGGTCATGGCAAAAGCCAAAGAGCAAGGTCTCACGGTCGCGCAAAGCCTGCCCGCACCTACGGAAGCTGATCTGCAGAAGGCCAAGAAGAACGTCGCGCTGCAACTGCAATACGTTCCGGGCGCGAAGCCGGAGCTGCACGGCGGCGAGCCGATGAAGTTGGCCACAAATTTGATTCAGGAGTTTAACGCGAAGTGGGAGGGCAAGACTCCCGCGCCAGAGCAGCTCGCAGAGAAGGTCAACGAGTTCAAGTCGATGACCGCCAAGATCAACGATCTCGCGGCGCAGGAGGGGGCGGAAAAGGCCAAGATACAGGCCGAAGCTAACGCTCACGCCGTGAAGGTCGCCAAGGCCGCTGCCGAGGAGGCGGTGAAGGAAAAGGCGGAGGCGGCTGAGAAGAACAAGGACGTCATCGCCGCGCTCGGCGTAACGGAGGAGCAGGCGACCGCGTTCAATCAGCTGTTGGAGTTGATCGGAGGCGAGGGCGACATCACGAAGGTGGACCTGCTCAAGAAGTTCAAGAACTTCGAGAAGCAGGCGAAGGAGTTCAACTACCCGATCAGCGGCTTCGAGTACGCGCTGATCAGGAGCTACATCAACGGGACCTACAAGGCCGTGAACAAGGCGCTGCGAACGAAGTCACTGAGTCCGAAGCATACGCTGTATGTGAGCATGATGAACAAGGCGATGGCGAAGATGCCGAAGTACACCGGGACGGTCGAGCGCGGGACGACGCTCTCTGCGGAGCAGATCGCGAACTACGTGCCCGGCCAGCTCGTCACCGAGCACGGCTTCACGTCCAGCGGGGTCAACTTCAAGTTCTCCGGCAACGTCACCTACAAGATCAAGGCGAACGGGATGCGCGGTGCTGACTTCTCCAAGACCGCCAACCCCAACGAGCGCGAGGTCCTGTTCTTGGCGCATACGTCGTTCATGGTTCACAAGGTGACGAAGACCGGCAACGGCGCGCATATCGAGATGGAGGAGATGTGATGAGGATCACCCGCGAGGAGAACGAGAGCTTCAACGATGATGGCGTCGGCATCGGCCAGCTCGATGACGGCAGCTTGGACACCTTCCCGTTGAGCGAGTGGCCGAAGCGCAAGGCCATGAGGGATGCGACGGAGGCGGAGACGGAGAAGGCCTTCGCCAAGGTGTTCCCGGATGACCGCGATCCGACCGAGGTCGAGGACCTCGATGACGTCTCCGACTTGGATGACTGATGCGACTCGCGAAGGGTGACAAGGTCCTCCGCCCGGTCCATCCGAACGTCGGCATCGAGGCGGAGTATCGCCGGAAGGTCCGCGCGCTGGTCGATGAGATGGCCGCCTCCTACGAGCACTGGATCAAGGCGCAGTACCGCGCGACCCCGCCACGGCTGGCGATGGACGCCACCCCGGCGAAGGAGCTGGAGCGCGAGCTGTCCATGCTCGGCAAGCGATGGCAGAAGAAGATCGACGCGGCCGCGCCGAAGCTCGGTGACTGGTTCGCCCAGCGCGCGTCTCGCCGCTCCTCCTTGGCGCTCAAGAAGATACTGGCGGACGGCGGTCTGACCGTGAACCTGACGATCACGCCGACCATGCGGGACGCCTATCAGGCGGTGGTCGCGGAGAACGTCGGCCTGATCAAGTCCATCGGTCAGCAGTATCACTCTCAGGTTCAGGGGCTCGTGATGCGCTCCGTCGCGGCCGGCCACGACCTCGGGACCCTGACCAAGGAGCTGCGCGCGCGGTACGGCGTGAGCTACCGGCGCGCGGCGCTGATCGCGCGGGATCAGAACCGGAAGGCGACCTCGGTGTTCGTCCGCGTCCGGCAGAAGGAGCTGGGCCTGACGGCGATCTGGCTGCACTCCCACGGCGGCAAGGAGCCGAGGCCGACGCACTTCAAGAACAGCGGCAAGACCTATGACCCGGCGAAGGGCTGGTTCGATCCGGACCCGAAGGTCAAGCGGTTCATCTGGCCCGGTGAGCTGATCAACTGCCGGTGCGTCTCAACCTCGGTGGTCAAAGGATTCTCGTGAGCAGTGGCGGCTGCCATAAGAGGACGCTCCGGCGTCACGGCAAGCTCTGCGTCTACTGCGCGCGCGTCATGGACATCAACGTGCCGGCGCTCCGGCCGACCCGAGACCACGTCATCCCGAAGTCCCGCGGCGGACGCAAGATGGTCTGGTGCTGTTTCATCTGCAACGCGGTCAAGCGCGACATGAACGAGGACGCGTGGGCGATCTACCGCGCGGAGCATGACGAGTGGTGGGTGGCAGGAAGGCGCGCGCAGAAGGCGATGCGCTGGCGGCCGACCTATATCATCAAGGGCTACCGGCATGATTCGGGAGGTCCCGCGAATGATCAAGCTGACCTTCACGGCGATAGCCCTGCTGGCGGTGATCTGTGAGATCATCGCCATAGAGCTGCCTCGGCTAGCCGAAGCCGAAGATGATCATCCAGATCAGGATGGACCCGCAGAAAAGGGTGAGGGCGACGACTTCGATCAGGGCTCTTGCCATTTGGTATCCTCCGGTTGGTGACGCCTGACCGTAGCGGGAGTCGGTTAACGGACCGTCAACGCCGTGATAGTTGAGCGCGCGAGCCGCGCGTGTTACATCCGATTCCATGACCGAAGTCCTTGCCGGCCGACTTCCCTGTCCGATAGCGGAGATGACCGCGTGGTCGTTCTGGTCTGACGCGCGCGCCTTGGACCTCCCGGATGACGACATCACCGCGTTGCAGACCGGCACCGCAGACCTGATCCAGCAGCAGCGCGGCGCGGTGGCGGCGCAGCAGGCTTCGTTTCGACTTATGGCGTGGTGGCCGCCCGGCATCGAGCCGACCCCGGACCCCAAGAGGAGCTGACATGCTGACCGCCGCTATGGCCATGGACCGCGCAATGCAGCGAAGTGATTCGCGTTTCCAGATCGCGATGGATCGCGATTCGGTCCGTGAGAAGACCATCGACGGTCGCCTGATCGTCAAGCGGACCCACATTTCCAAGGCCAACGTCTGCCCGTACAAGGGCGAGGAGATTCCGGGTTGGCAGGACCTCGGCCTTGATCCGCAGCGTATCTATAATTTGCTACGAGACCCGGATGAGTTGTCGAAG